AAAATAAATGTTGACATATGATTAAAAATATGGTATCTTATATATAAGCAAAGAGGACACAACATAAAAACGGAGGTATGAAACATGAGTAAGATACTCAATCAGAAAATCATGTCTTTCGAGGAAGTAGTCATCGAATGTGAAAATGAAACTGAATATGCTGAAACTCTTGATAAAATGCGAAAAGCAGGATTCACAAGAGTTTTAAAGTTAGATAAGGAAAGTGGTGAAATGATTCCACTGAAAAAGATTCTTAAAAACGGGCATATTGTTCAGCGATACAAGCGTTTCGGTGGATATGAGATAGTTGAGAGTAAATTACGGGCAGAGCTGCCATTAGGCATGAAACCGCCCGATTAAAAAGCAGAAAGGTAGAATAAAATAAATGAAAGAAATTGCATTATTGATAGTGACCGTCATTATTATGACAACGGTATTTTGGTATGCCGCCGCAATGACAAGGGTTGCTAGTTTTTCAGATAAGAAAATGCGAGAACTGTTTGAACAGTATCTTGAGAAAAAAGAAAAGTGGAGGATTTAAAGATGAATTTAAGAGAACTCGTTGGACACAAGGTAATCAGAACACAGCCGGTAGTAAGCGGAGATGTAGGATATTCACCGTTTCTGGGTATAAGAAGCAACGAAAGAAAAGACTATGATTTTTGTAATCTGAGTGATTGCATTAAGGTTGTAGGAATTGTCAATGATGTAGTTATGATTGAAAGTGTATTTAATCTCGGAAATCCAAAGGTCAGAGGACTTGACTGCAGGTTTGATGATGACAACTGGAAAGCTGTGGATGAAGCCTGGGAATATGTTTATGGAAATAAGGAAAAAGAAGCAGAACCGAAGAAACCGGAGATTTACCAGTTTGACCGCATTACAAGAGAATCCTTTTCTGCTGCGGATCTTGCAGAACATGATTTTAAGTTAAAAGAAATCGTATATGTTCCGCATGGTGATAAACAGGTGGTGTTCAGAGTTGAGCATGTTACAGATGAAAAAGCATACCTTGTTGCTACTGATTGCGTTGGTCGGACAAAAATGACAGATATGAATGAGTATCTGGATAATTTTATGAAAGAGCTGCCGGAAGATCTGCTTGATATTTGTGGCGAGATCGAACATAAAGTAAACGGTCAGCTTATCAGAAAAAGCAAAGTTACTTTGTTATCATATGGAAATACTACCGGATGCGAAAACTGTAATGGTATTGATGACATGCAGTTTGACGGATTAAAAACAGAAGCAGACAGATGTAAAAATGATACAAACGGAGAAACTTGCTGGTATTGGGAAGATACCCCGTATGATTATGAGGACTGGGATGAAGATTCTTCTGCTTCCTATTCCACGCCTTTCCTCAATGTCTACGCTAACGGCATTCCGTACGACGGCAACACTGCTTCCTACACTCTTGGCGTTTGCCCTTGCCTCTCTATCTTAAGAAAAAAGAAAAAGGATAATTCCGAAGAGTAGGATTAAAAAGTAAACAATCGGATTTTGAAGATCAAAAAGATCTGCGTTAGCTTGTCTAACGCCTTATAAAAAGATTTTGAGGTAAAAATAATGGCGAAAGCAGTTATTTTAAAAACGGATCGTGGCATAAAAATAATGGGAAGCATTCAATGTAGTAACGGTTGTATTTTTGATGCTGAAGGATGTTTCCGGTATTGTAACGAACATATCAGTGAACATCGTGATAGGCTGCAAGCACAAAAGTTGATGTATGCTTCAGGAACGCTTGCTAATGAACCAAATGAAAAGGAAGATTGGTACAAAGATAGGGAAAATTTCGTTGATATTGAAATCCCTTATGAATGCGATCAGTCTTACCATTAAAGAATAAGTAGAATAAAATAATTGTTGACATATAGAAGAAAATATGTTAATATAAATAATGTGAGGTGAAACAAATGGCAACAGGAACGAATTTAAGAAGAATCCAAAATAAAAAGATTCAGAAAAATAATACTTCAGGCTGCACAGGAGTTTCTTTTCATAAACAAAAAGGTCAATGGTACGCAAGAATAAATTTCAAGGGCAGAAGTCATAGCTTGGGATATTTCGATCATGTAGAAGATGCGATTGCAGCAAGAAAAAAAGCTGAAAAAATGACTTTTGATGAATTTGTAAATGCGTATTCTAAAAAGAAAGTAATAGAAATATAAGGAGAAAAACAATGATTAAACAGAATGTTCAGATGACACTTGGAACTACAATTTGTGATTTTGGAAGTGGTGACATTTCCGTTGGCGTTAAGTCACGTTTAGATGATTCAAATAAAGTCTCTATTACATTAGGTGCGATGAAAGACAAACAGGAAATTGGAAGCCTTGTTCAGAATGCTTCATTTAAAGAGGCTGTAGTTATGAACTTTGACAAGATTGAAAGTCTCGAAACAGTTAAAAAAGCTGTGGAGTCTGCCATTGATATTATGAAAAAGAAAGCCGAAATTGCAAAAA